GCAAGATCGGCACCATCGCCTCCGGCGTCATCACGCTCACCAACGCCGGCGACGTCGTGAACTTTGAGCGCAACATGACGTTGCAGGCGAACGCGACCGACGGCGGCGCGACTCCTCGCGCGGCTCTCGGCTACGTGGTCGCCGTCGACCGCACGGCCGGCACCGTCACCGTGTCGGCCTCGGGATTCAGCGGCGCGGCCGGCACTCCGGCCTCGTGGGCCGCGAGCGACTTCCTGCTCGTGCAGGGCGACAATAACGCGAAGATTAAGGGCCTCGCCGGCTGGCTGCCGACGACCGCTCCGACGACCGGCGACAACTTCTTCGGCACCGATCGCTCGGTCGACCCGGTGCGTCTCGCCGGCGTCCGCTACGACGGCTCCGCTCAGAACATCGAGGAGGCCCTCGTCGACGGCTCGCTGCTCGTCGCTCGCGAAGGCGGCACTCCCGACGTCTGCATCATGCCGTTCGCCAGCTACTCGGCCCTTGAGAAGAGCCTCGGCGCGAAGGCGCAGTACGTGACGATGAGCGGCCCCGCGGAGATCGCCTTCCCGGGCATCCTCATCAACGGCGCGAACGGGCAGATCAAGGTCTTCCCCGATCGCTCCTGCCCGGCGAAGACCGCGTACCTCCTGACGATGGACACGTGGAAGCTCTACTCGCTCGGCGACGCTCCGCACATCGCCCGGTATGCCGACGGCCTCGAGATGCTCCGCGTCTCCAACGCCGACGCCGCCGAGGTCCGCGTCGTGTCCTACGCACAGCTCGGGTGCAACGCTCCCGGCTGGAACGGCGTCGTGCAGCTCGGCGCGTAACCCTCGACCCATGATCGAGGCCGGCTCGTGCGTTCGCGCGGGTCGGCCTCTTTCGCAAAGGAGATTCAGAAATGGCGAATCGGATGTTTAACCAGTTCCAGGGATCGCTCGAGAAGGGCGTCGTGCAGCTCTTCGCCGAGGTGAGCTTCGGCGCGTCGGGCGCGGCGACCCTCGTCCGCGGCAAGGGCATCGCCTCGGTCGCGAAGACCGCGACCGGCGTCTACACGTTCACCTTGCAGGACACCTACCAGCGGACGCTCGGCGTCGCTTCCACGTGGAAGGGCGCGGCGGCTCCCGCCGGCGTGCTCGTGGTGCTCGACGCCGACAACTCGGCCAGCTCGCCGACGCCGACGGTCGTCCTCAAGGTCTACGACGAGGCCGGCGTCGCGACCGAGCCGGCCAGCGGTGAGGCCGTGCTCGTCGCTCTCACCTTCTCCAACTCGACCGCGCTCTAAGGCGCAGAAAGGGCTCGACCATGATGGACGAGAAGAAGACGGTCGCCCTCATCCTCGCGCAGCTCGAGCCGCACGAGGGCCTCGAGATCGAGCTCGAGCCGACCGCGGTCGAGCTCTCGCCGGAGGAGCAGCTCCACGCCGTCGCCGGCGAGCTGGTCGAGGCGACCAGGTGCGGTGACGTCTCGGCGGTCGCCGAGGCCCTTCGTGGGGCGTTCCTCCTGCTCGACTCCATGCCGCACGTGGAGGGAAAGCACCTCGACGAGCAGGCCGAGGAGGAGGGTCCGGAGGAGCCCGGTCACGCCTACGAGCCCGTCTCGCATGAGCTGCGCGAGAAGCTCGGCGGCTACCGGGAGGACGAGGAGGAGGGCCACGCCTACGGCGGACGCGCTGCTCGCAAGCGGTACGCGATGGGCGGGAAGGTTGGCCGGTATATGGACGGCGGCCTCGTGATGCCGGGGCCGGTCGTCGGCGGCTCGCGCTCTCCGGAGCTCGAGAACCTCACGAGCCGCGCTCGGTCGCTCATGGGACAGGCCGGCGGAATGCCGACCTCTCCCGGCGTCTACTCAAGCGGCCCGGCGACCATGAGCTCAAGCGACGCGCTCGCCCGGGCTCTCGCTCGCCGGTAGCAACACCTCGAGGAGCGCGAGCCGTTGAAAGACGCAGCGGCTCGCGCTACCTCGACCTCTCGCCGGCAGCTCGCCGGCACGGGTGACGAATGCCGACCTTCCCGGTGATGACGCTCGCCGAAATCCGGACACAGGTCCGCCAGCGGGCCGATATGACGGCCTCGCAATTCGTCACCGACTCCGAGCTCAATGGGTGGATCAATAGCTCCTACGCGGAGCTCTACGACCTCCTCGTGACGAAGTTCGGCAACGACTACTTCGTCGAGCTCTACAGCTTCACGACGACGAACGGGACCGAGCGGTACGACCTCCCGTCCAACTTCTACAAGCTCCTCGGCGTCGACCTACAGCTCACGCCAGGAGCGGCGGACGACGGCTACATTACGCTCCGGCCCTTCACCTTTTCGGAGCGGAACCGCTACGCGACCGCGAACGCTCAAACGTGGATCGGCGTCACGAATCTCCGCTACCGGCTCAACGGCTCGAAGCTCTGGCTCACGCCGACGCCGCAGCAGTCGCAGCAACTCCGCCTCTGGTACGTGCCGCGCGTCTCACCGCTCGCGAATGACGCCGACGTCGCCGACGGCGTTTCCGGCTGGCTCGAGTACGTGATCGTCGACGTCGCGATCAAGGCGCTACAGAAGGAGGAGAGCGACGTCTCGGTCTTCCTCGCGCAGAAGGGCGCGCTCATTCAGCGCATCGAGGCCGCGGCCGAGAATCGCGACGCAGGCAACCCGGCGACCGTCGCCGACGTCCAGTTCACGAGCGGCGCGTGGCCGTATAACGCCGGCTTCGGTGGCGGCGGGTGGGCTCCATAACAAGGGGAACGAATGTCGACGCCTTACATGAACCTCGACCTCCCGACGCCTTCAACGACGCTCGGGCCTACATGGGCGTCGATGCTAAATACGGCCCTCTCGGCCGTCGACTCGCACGACCACACAGACGGGAAGGGCCTCCCGGTCACGCCGGCCGGCCTTCTCATCAATGCCGCCCTCGACTTCGCAGGCAACGCCGCGACCGACGTCGAGTCGGTGCAGTTCTCCACGCTCGCGAGCTCGCTCCTCACGCCGTCGAATATTCACTCGGTCAATGGCGACCTCGTGTGGACTAACTCAAGCGGCGTCGCGGTCCCGATCACGAGCGGGAACGCCGTCGTCGGTGCGCCGGGTAATATTCAGAACCTCGGGCCGCCGGCCGCCGCCGCCTACGACGCGCTCACCTCAACCTTTCAATGGTACTCGGGCGCGACTGTTCTCGCCGGCCTCGACGCGGGCTTCCTCCTCCTTCGCGCGACCTACAATTCGCTCGCGAACGCCGTCCAGGTGCAGGCCCCGGCAGCCGTGCCGTCCACGTGGACGCTCACCCTCCCGGGCTCGCCGAGCGGGTCTTCGGTGAGCACCCTTGTCACCGTCAACCCGTCGGGAGCGATGGGCTACTACTACCTCGACGAATACACCGTCGGGCAGAGTGGGACGCTTGTCAGCGTGCTCAACGGCGGCATTCGCGGCGAGCTCGGCACGGGTGCAGGCACTCCGACGGCGCAGCTCGCGCTTGGCACGATCGGCACGGCGAACATCGGCCTCGGCCAAATCACGGGCGGCATTACAGGGGTGTCGACGCCTTCGGGCTTGCTCGCGTATCGGACGATCGCCACCGAGAACATCGCGGAGCGCGCAGTAACGACCGCGAAGGTCGCGCTCGATACCATTACCGGCGGCTCCTCGGCCGGCCAGGGCAACCTCGCGCAGAACACCATTCGGTCGTGGAATATTCCGAGCAATGAAATTGACGGCGACAAGCTAACGACGAACACCGTCCTCGGCCTAAAGATTCAGAGCTACCCCAACGGCATCAGCAACTTGAAGATCAACAGCGCGGCCGTTGACGCGCGGACGCTCGACACCAATGCCGTCGAGACGACGAAGATTCTTGACGGCGCGGTCACGTATCCCAAGACGAGCTTCGCGAAGGCATTGTCGACCAGCGGATTCGTGGCCAATGGTGCGACCCTTCCTTTGGCCGCGTCGAAGTTCCTCATCGCGTCAACGATCTCGCAGCCGGTGGCGTTTAACCTCGGAGCGATGTTCAAGCTATCGCTCAACCTTGCGGCGCAGGGGGCCGGCTCCTCTTATCTTTACGCGCAAAACAACACGGCGTCGAA